TATGGAATTGGATTATTTGCAGGACTTATCTTAACTGTATCTCATGTGATACCAGAAGAGGATTCTGAAATATTCGTTCAGTCAGGAAACCAAACGTATACAGCAAGAGTTGTGCGTATGAATAGAAAGCGAGATTTAGCTATTTTAGCTATTAAAGAAAAGCAATTTCCACCATTCGCAGATTTGAGAAAAATGTTAGTTCCTGAAGAATTATTTAATAAAGTTCGTTCTGGTTATTTCATTAGACCGACTAATACACCATTAATCATTGGAAATAAGCTATCGTTTATATCTAATGTTGCTTCACCTAAAATTGATTCAACTAATCCATTATATAGATTAGAATCGCAATTTTGGATGTTTGACACGGTTGGTATACATGATCCATCACGTATATTTAAAAGTGGCGATTGTGGATTACCACTCGTTACGATTATGGATAATGAAGTAAAATTAGTTGGTATTCATAATGCTTTACATATGTCTGGATATGCTTGGTTTTCTTCAATAACTCTAGATGATTTAAAAGAAATAAAAGCTAATGCAATGTGTGATTTAATCATACATCAAATATCGCATGAAAGAATGGTTGTAGATCCAAAAACTAAGGAAGCATTACAAATGGATATCTTGGAAAGCAAATATGCTAAAACATCACCATTGAAAATATTTGGATGGTCTAAGGCATTATGTTTTTATTCTAAACCAACAGTAAAGAAAAGATATGTCAATGTCGCTGAAAAATATTTTGAGAATCCAAAATTGCCAGCAGCTATAACCATAGAGAATGTAAGAGATACTACAGATTTGTATCCAGATAAACTTGGAAACATAAATCCTTTGTTCTCACAAGCTGTTAAGTATGCAGAAAAATTACCAACAGAAGGAACATTTGATGCGTATATAGATGAATATGTCACCGATATAATTAAAACTTATTATCGTAAAGCATATGGCGTTCAAAGAGAATTAAAATTACATGAAGTGATTAATGGTTATGATAACCTGAAAGAAATTGAAATGACAACATCTCCTGGACCGAAAATGAAGAAACATTTTGGAATACATACCAAAATACCTGAAAAAGACCCAGAAGTTTTATTCATCAATTTAAATAAAGGAAAGGATTGTAAGCCATTCTATAAAATCAATATGCAAACAACAGCAGGAAAAGCACTATATGATGACTATTATTTGTACTTGGGTGCTATTAAACAAGGAACACCACCAATGATAATTTCTAAAGATAATGCTAAAGTTGAATTGCTTCCAAAGGAAAAAGTGTATAAGGGAAAGGTAAGATTATTTAATGAG